CTGACGCTCTATCGTCAGCGAGTTTGGCTTGTAGTTCCCTACCCTTACGCGCCGCTTCTTCAACGGCAACCGGGTTACCCATTTTAGTAATGACCCTACCCGATTTACTTGTGTAGCTGCCCTTCTCAGCTATCTCTGCTTTAATACGGTCCATAGACGCTTTCGTCCTGTCGCGTATCATTTGTCTTTCCATTTCGTAGACTCCGGCGAGCAAGCCGATAGTCTTGTGGTCCATTGTCGGATTATCTACGACAACGAGTTTAATTCTACCCGTCTTAACCTCTTGGTCGAAAAAACGTAGCGTTTCCCAAGTGCGTCGAGACATACGGCTCAATGAATAAAGCACCATTGTAGCCCCGGTTTTACGGCAATAGTCGAAACATTTGTGCAGTTCTTTACGGCTATGCCAGTCGCTTGCAGCACTGACGCCCTCTTCCTTGAACCACTTGACGGTATGCTCACCGCCATTGAGGTAAGCTTTGATGCCGAACATCTGGTTTTCAACGTCTTGCTTGTCAGTTGACACACGAACGTAACAAGCGAACTTGCCTGTGTGCGGTACGCCGTGGTCAGGTCTGGTCTGGCTGAGTGTCATAGTATCCCCTTTCAATATATATTATGCGTATTTCATTGACCTGTTATTCTGAGAGCCTCTTCATCAGCTTCGTAAAATCCGTCCTCTAATTCTTTTTTTATGTAACGAATGACAGATTTTAGAGACCCTTCATAATAGACAACAGTTGCCTGACTTGTTGCCCAACACATTTTTGGTGGTGCATCAAAAGTGATATTCCACTCACCCCAACTTGTGTTGTAATGAAAATCAAATGTGACTCCGTGCGGCTCACATATTTCTTTTAGTTTTTGGATTGTTTTGTTCATTGTATCCCCTTCAATATATACTATGCGTATTGCATAATTTTTTCGTCAAGAAAGCCCATGCCGCCTGCAATGACGTATGAGCGTACCCAATCACGAAAAGTTTCTGAGCCATCATCAAACTCACTAAAGTAAGACTTCAAAGCCTCAACTTCCAAGTCACTTAACTCTATGGTGTGTTCAATTCGGATTTTCATAATTCAATCATCCCTCATTTCATCATAAGGAAGTTCACGCCAATCCTCACAGCTATCTAAGCCACGATGATTTTTGCCACCCATGTTACCGATGTTGATTGTTCCCCTTGCTTCAAGGAACTTTAAAAAATATTGGATTTCAGATTCGTGAAACTGCTGAATAAAACAACGCTTAGATTTGGTGTAAACAACAATGTTAGTATAATCACATATACCAACGTGTTCTATTTCTTGAGTTTGCTCAAAATAAGTTTGTTCGTCTTTTACGTAATAACCTATTTTGTTGCGCTCTCTGATGCTTTCTATGCTTTCCATAATTTAATTACCTTTCGTTTATACATCGTTCACCTATGCATACGCATATCATGTGTATATCATCTGTACAAGTGTAAAATGTAACATTTTATTTGTACGGGTAATTTTTATGCAAAAATACAAAGCAAAAAAGGTAGAATTAGACGGTCATACCTTTGATAGTATGGCTGAAGCTAAACATTACTGGTTTGGAATAAAGCCAAGATTAGAGGCCGGGGAAATAAAAGACTTGAGATTACAGCCAGCTTTTCGCTGCGAAATAAATGGGAAACTAATATGCAAGTATCTAGCAGACTTTCAATACATGGACACAAAAGAAATAGGACCACAGGGGCAACTGGGATGCACAGTAGTAGAGGACGTAAAGGGGTTCAAAACCCCAGTGTACAGAATAAAGAAAAAACTGGTGGAAGCGATACACTTGGGAACAAAAATTATAGAAGTCTCACCGAAGCTGTATCAATCGAAACAATACAACTTGCCATCTCACGCTATAGTAACATAGAACCTGATGTTTTAATTGGTAAATCCCGGCAAGGTGTTATCATTCCTTGGCGTCAAATGTTGTACGCCCTCGCCTACGACCTAACAGGTAATGGCTTACCAGATATAGGTCGTCAGCTAAACCGTGACCACACGACCATACTTCACGGCATAAGACGGTTTCACAAACTGTGCGGTAAAAATCCAGTTGTCCTACAGACATACAGAAAGTTGCGCGATGAACTGCCCAGAATGTAGTAACCCTAAAACCGTCGTGCTGAACAAGTCACGGCGCAAAGATAAGATGCTGCGGCTCTACTCTTGCCCGGCGTGTAGCTCTCGCTTCCAAACAAAAGAGATAATGCGAAACAAACCAGTAGATGAAACCTACGAGTTCAAACTCAAAGCAAACCGCAGAAAGTACGGGTGAATTATGTCTAAAGTGTACAACCCTCAAACCGACCCTCCCGCATATGAACACCGACCACGCTACGCAGATTGGGCAGCAAAGAAAGCTGAAGGGGATTACTTTGAGCGACGGGTAAGAAAATACCTGACCAAAGAAGGGTACGAAGTCTTCAAGCCCAAGGACCATACCTACGACCTACGCCTGAATATCGACGTTCCTTTCTACGGCACTCTAGCCCTGACAGGTGAAGTCAAACACGACAAAATGGCAGAGTATTCCCGCAACATAGCGTTGCAAACCTACGACCACGGACAACCGTCAGGCATACATCCCAAAGGCCCAAACCCCGACCTGTGGTTTCACGGCGTCGGTGACGAACTGTTCATCATCAGAACGTCCATACTTCAAAGCCTGTGCGAAACCTACAGAACAAGTTGGGGCGCTCAGACAGTCAAGATGGGTAACCCTGAATCCAAAGCGTCCGGCATACTCATGCCCATTTCAGTCGCTAAAAACGTGAGAGGTGGACGATGGGTGAAACTATAACTTGCCCTCATTGCAAAGGCGAAGGTCAGTACTACGCAGAAGTCGCAGTCGTAGACTACGTCAACGGCGGGTTCCTAGATGAACAACTGGTCGAATGTGAGGAGTGCAGCGGGTACGGAGAAATAGAGGATGAGTAAGGGGTGGGTTCATGGTGACACTAGGGGTACGGTCACAGTGACCGGTGGGTATGGTCATGGTGACCGACTAACCTTTACTACAACCTTTATCAGAACCTTTAATTAATGCTAAAGTCAGAACTCACACCAGACCCGGTACGCGACGCACCAGACGGTCACGGAGAAAACCAATCGCCCGGCGCATACTCCGCACTACCCGGCAGAGCCATAGTAGACGAACGCTTCTACCAGTATCCAATGACAATGGTAGTCCTAGCACATTGCTGCGGCCACGTTAACTACCACACAGCCATATTCTGGGTTAACCAAAGCACCCTCGCCCGCCGAATGAACTGTACACAACAAGCTATCTCCCAACACATGCGTAAACTCGTACAATGGGGATACATAGAAAAGATACGAAAGGAAGCTCCCATCAGAGCCTACGGACGCAAAGGAGCAGCATGGCGCGTTATCTACGACCCCAGAGTATCACTAGACGAAGCACTCGCTACAATACCCTCAGACGCAGCCACTCCACAGCAACAACAAGAGGTAGCAGAGAAGACAATGGAACTCGCTACAACCGGGCCAAAAGGGCAAAAGAAACGCTCCAAACACCCTGTGGATAAGTCTAAAACCCACAAGCCCCAGCTTGTAGATGATGATGACAAGTACAAGCCCCAGCTTGTGCATAGCCACAAGCCACAGCTTGTTCATAAAGACTTACATAGAACTATAGATAAAGAGATAAAGGAAGTAGATTGTAAAAGATTATGTGAGCGAATGAGCGCGGAAATAATGAAAAGATATGGAAAGGGTTGGGTGTATGACTTGAGACAGATGGACTTGGCAAGGCAACTGTTCGAACTTGGCTACACTGTCGATAGCTTTGGCAAGGAAGCCGGGTATGTATTGGATTGGTTGGTGAAGAATAACAAGCAGCACCCCGTTTCACTGCAATACTTCATAGCCCGTAAGCAAAACAAGAAAGGAAAGAAAGATGCAAAGGAGACACTGCGCCACCTGACAAACAAGATGAGAATAAGATGATTGTACAAATGTCAAACGTTCGGATACAGTTTGTACAACCAATGAACGCAGGGGGGGTAGGCGTTATAAAAAAGCGACCTTATGCCCCCCCGCCCCCTGTCGCGTAGTATAGGGGTCACTCAAAAATATTTTGGTAAAAAACGTGGAGAAGTAAATGGTTAAAGTTTTAGATGTAGTTCAGCCTCGTGAGGGCAAGGAGGGCAAGACGTATTGGCAGAAGCTTGGAGTTAAGTTTGTGTCTGATGATGGTAGGGAGAGGGGCGAGGTTTGGCTGAATGTATTTGAGCAACGTCCGAGGGAGGATGCGGGTGCTAGTGGTACTTGGTCTAAGCCTGAAGACACGGCGTCTGAGGACTTTGAAGATGAAATCCCGTTCTAATAAGCCGAAGGTTCCTCGTGTTACGCCGTTTGCGACTCGGGGGATAACGAAGCGGTTACGTGGTTCTAAGATAATTTATGAGCAGCGTGACGAGTTAGCGATGGATTTATTGGGTTTGTATTCTGCGAAGGTTACGGATGTTGTGGATATTGTTCATCGAGATGATGGTTCTACGAGTGTTGATTTGAAGGATGTGGGGGATATTCCTGAGAATGCTTTGAGGGCGATTAGGAAGATTAAGGTTACTCCTACTCGGCATGGGGAACAGGTTGAGGTTGAGATGATTGACAAGGTTCGGATAGGTCAGATGTTGGCGAAGTCGGCGGGGTTACTGGATAACGAGAAGGAGATTGATAAGCCGGGTGTGGTGAGTATTGAGATGGTTATGCCGAAGGATGATGGGGATGAGTGAGATACCTAGCAGCATGAAGTTGGACTTTTCTTCGTCGCCTACGATAGCGAAGTTTTTTAAGAGCAAGGGTTTTGTTCGTGGCATTATGGGGCCTGTGGGGAGTGGTAAGAGTTACGCTTGCTGTGCGGAGATATGGCGTCGAGCTATTGAGCAGAAGCCTAGTCCGAGGGATGGGATAAAGTACACGAGGTTTGCGATTGTACGTAATACCAACCCTATGTTGAGGACCACGACGTTGAAGACTTGGTTAGAGTTAATGCCGGAACATGTTTGGGGTCCTGTGAAGTATTCACCGCCTATAACGCATCATATCAAGTTACCGCCTCGTGATGGTGCGGCGGGGATTGATTGCGAGGTTATATTCTTAGCTTTAGATGACCCGAAGGACGTTCGGAAGCTGTTGTCTTTGGAGTTAACGGGAGCTTGGGTGAATGAGGCTAGAGAGTTACCCAAAGCGGTTATTGATGGCTTGACGCATAGGGTTGGACGTTTTCCGACCAAGGCTGACGGGGGTCCTTCTTGGCATGGAGTTATTATGGACTCTAACCCTATGGACGACGACCATTACTGGTATCGTTTAGCGGAGAAGGAAAAGCCCCGTGGTCGGTATGCTTGGGATTTTTTTAAACAGCCCGGCGGTGTGTTAGAGGTGGGTATTGATGAATTGCCTGACCAAATGCCGGAAGCCCAAGGGTTTATTCATCAGGCGGGTCGCTGGTGGCGCACCAACCCCAAGGCTGAGAACATCAAGAACTTACCTACGGGATACTACGAGCAGCTTCTAGGTGGTAAGAACCTAGATTGGATTCAGTGCTATGCTCAAGGCAAATACACGTTTGTACAGGAAGGTAGACCCGTTTGGCCTGAGTACAACGATAGTCTTATGGCGGCTGACTTGGAGCCTGACCCGGAGTTACCTGTTCATGTGGGTTTGGACTTTGGGCTGACCCCGGCGGCTATCTTTGCCCAGAAAATGCGGAATGGTAGATGGCATGTTTTGCATGAGTTAGTGACGTTTGACATGGGGCTAAACAGGTTTGCTGAGATGCTCAAGAGCGAGTTGGAGTCTAGGTTTCCCGGCTTTGAAATGCTGATATGGGGTGACCCGGCGGGTATGCAGCGCGACCAGATATTCGAGACTACGGCGTTTGACCATCTAAAAACTCTGGGGTTGTTGGCTCGACCTACGGCGACGAACGAGTTTAGAACCCGGCGTGAAGCCTTGGCGATACCTATGGGCAGACTCATAGATAGCAAGCCCGGGTTTTTAATTAGTCGAAAGTGCAATCGGTTACGCAAAGCTTTGTCGGGTGGCTACCACTTCAAGCGTGTGGCGATTGGTGCGGGGCAAGAACGGTTTAGAGATACTCCGAATAAAAACGAACACTCGCACGTTGGCGATGCGGCGGGTTATTGTTTGTTAGGTTCTGAGCATAGAATTATGAC